TTCATCTACTTCAAGAATTTTACGAGATCCATCATTAAGGACAAATTGGGTTATTAAAGGTTTTTTTGTATATGCAACTTGTGCAGTTTCTATCAATCCTGTTTTAATTTCTCTCCATAAATTATCATGAACCATAAATAAAGGTTCTGTAATATGAGAAGATTGTATAATATTTTGCTGAGCATTTGTAACAGCTTCATAAGCGGCTGTTCCACCTTCTCTTTGTTTTGTTACTCCTGCTGCTTCGCCTATTTGTTCATCAAAGTAAGCTAAAACCTGTGCAAAGTTTATAATATTTTGAATGTTTGATACATTAAAAGTGTCTATACCTGGTCTAGTTGATGCTCCTGGTTGATCACCACCTTGAAGACCATTATAAACATAATATCCAGATTGTTCAAGAAAGTGAATTGTTTTTTCAATAGGAAATCTAGGATCTAATCTTGAAGAGTCTATACCTATTAATTGACCTTTATCTTTAGCAATCAAAGATTTAAATCTATCCATTGCAATTAAAAACAAGTACTGATAAGGTTTCATTCTATCCATAGTAGATTGAGAAGTAGCATTCATATTATTGTAAACTACTCCATAATATCCCAATTTAACTTTGAAAGGATTATCTAAAGAATAATGTTGATTTGGTTTAGGTCCAATATTAACAAATATATCAGCATCAATTCTTGTAGCTTCCCATACTTCAGGTATCCATTCCCATTCCAAAGAAAAATTATCCCATTCATATGCTATATAAGGATTTCCATTTTCATCTTTATATTCTACTTTTTTAGCATATTTAGGTACAGTATAAGATTCATCAACTTTTTCTAATTGGTCTTCTCCATTTTCATCTATATATGATAAAAATCCGACTTGTCTTTGAGAAATCCATTCTAAATGAATTACTTCTATGTCATCATAGTAACTAGGTCCATAAGAACCATATCTAGAATAAAATAAATTGTTCTTAGAATATTTATATTCATAGGTGTCCATATCACCATACTTCATTGTAGGAGATATTAAATCATCTTTTGCACCATCAATTTTAGAAGAGTATCTTTCTTCTAATAATTCTTTTTGTGAGTCTTTCAAGTCATCAGCAAATATATCAAATACATCACCAATAGTCATAAATGTTCTATAACCTGCATAAAGACCATCTTGAATATATTTTACTTCAGGTGATTTATGATAGAATACTTTTAAAGGATTTAAAACATTTACAACAGGCTCTCCATTTACTATACCAACCCATGCATGTTCTTCACCTGAAATGTTACCATGTTTAAAACCATCATTCTTTTTTTCTTTAAGTAATTCTTTGTAATAAAGATAATTAAGTAAATCTCCTGCAAGAATCTCTTTTTGATCAAGATATGTTTCAGACATATATTTTTCAATTTGTTCTGGGTCCATAACTTCTGCTAGTTGTTGTTGAACTTGTTGTTCTTTTTCTTGCATAGCAGCTTGATATTCTTCTTCAGAAGCGTAGGATTCAGGTACAATTTCAGGGAATTGCTTTTCTATTTTTAACTTTTCTGCTTCAATCGAAGCTTGTATAGCTTGTCGATAAAGTTTGTTTTTGTATTCTGTTTTAGATTTAACACCTTCTGCATTAACTAAAACTACTTTTTGATTATCTGGACGTTTATACTCTTCACCTAATAAAACATTAATCTTATTGTATGTTTTATTATAGGGTTTGATTTCATGTGCTATTGCACCTATCTCTTTCTTTATACCTAAAGAATCACAATATTCTCTAAAATCTTCTTGGTCTAATTGATTATTAAATAATCTGTAATTAGACAACATGTTTTTTAAACGTCTATGTTGCCAATGTTTTTCGTCTAAAAAAGTTTGATCAGTTTTATCTGATTTATTTTGACAATCATAACAGAAATCTTCTTCATGATATCTAACGATTGAATTAACAAATGTTTTCACATTTGCAAAATCATCTTTTTCTTTTTCTTTATATGACAGTCGTTGTTTTGGAAAAAAACTTCTCATTTATATATTTTAATAAGTGTATAATAAATCTTCTTGATTTCGTTTTTTAAAGAGATTTTCATTCTCAAATAAAAATCCTAAAGGATGTTTATCTTCTTCTTTTGTATAAGGGTTATGTATTTCTTCTAGTCTTATAATACAACCAATTAATGCCATAACTCGGTCAAAGTTTCCTTTACGATTGTATGATATTAATTCTTCTATTAAAGGTTTTGAAGTTAAATAATCTATATTAGTTAAATCTAATCCTGTTTTTTCATCTACTCCTCTTTTTTCTGATAACCAATCATAAACATATTGTTCACCAATTTGTTTAAGTTTATCATTACCCATAGAATAACCAAACTTTCTACCTGCCATATTTGATGTAGGCAAGTGTCTTTGAATAGTTACATAAGGAGGAGGACAAAGTAAATCTAATCTTTTACGTTTAGTAAAAAAAGGTCTTACTTCACCTCTATCATTCTCAAAGTTAATTTTAGCATTATAATATAGTGCTAACTTTTCTAAGTTGTAGTTATATTCTTCCATTCCACCTGGGTCAGGTCGTCCTACATATTCTGCAACAATTTCGTCATGTCCATAACCTTGTAGTGCTAATTTTTTTGTTTTTAAAACATAGGTAGCACCTAAAGATTTACCTCCATCTGAGTCAATACCCCAAGGGTCATGTCCAATTATATACAAGTCTTCAGGAATACTTCCTGATATTTCTACAGGATGTTCATAGATAATAATAGCACCTTCTGTATCACTTTTATGATTAGTAGGATATTCCATTATAGGTCTTAATACACCTTGAAGATCTGGTTCCCACCAAACTCTTCCTTCTTTGTCTACTAATTGACCAACTTGTCCTAAATATTTATAAGTATCATCAGATTTAAGTTTTGATAATCGTGCATATAATTCAGCAGTCTGAAATATATTACCTTCTGTTATCAAGAAAGCTTCTGATGGTGTTTTACATTTCTGAGTTAATAAAGCATTATAAGCTTTTTTATCTGAACCTCTTTTTGCTAATCTTTCTAAATCAAGATTCCACTCCGCCATCCATCGGTTGGCATTACCTTGTTCATCCATACCATCATAAAGAGTATCTTCTATAACAGCCTCACTACGTCTATACCACATTTCATCTACAAACCAACCACACTTTCCATTGATATCAGTTTTTTCATAAATATTATCATACTCAGCAAGACCATATTGTTTTGGATTATAAAACATATCTGAAAAGTCTTTAGTAGCAGAATTCATATCACCACCTGTACCAAAGATAATAGGAATACCAATCATCTTATCTCCATCTCTAAATAATGGCTCAGATATAGTATATGCCATTTTCAAGTTCTCAAATAAACCAGCTTCTTCAAATATCATTCGAGTTGCTGACTTACCTGCAGATTTAAACGCAGAGTTCTTAAAAGTCATAATCTTAATAGAAGATTTATATCCTTTAATAATCTCTATACCATTAGCATTCTTTTCTTTATAACCAGACTTGATTTCATCTTGTCTGTCTATAACTCTAGCATGTCTAAATTCTGTATTCTCATTTAAAAAGTTACTCATCTCAAGTACCATGTTCATAGTTGCTTGTGCATGATCTGCTAAATAAGATGCTATAATAACATACGATTCTTTAAAGAATGTATACTTCCATAATGCTCCTGCAGCATTTTTAAAAGAGAATCCTTTTCTACGTGCCTTAGCACATATCATTCCTTTTTTATCTTTAGAAGTTAATCCATATTTCTGTGGGTTTTCATTTTTTTCAAGTTCTAAAAACCAGTAATAATCCATAGAACAAAAATCAGGAAAATCAAGTTTTTTAACTTCTTCACCTGTATTTTTATCTATGTTATATTTCATTATTCGAGTAAAGTTTAGATAAAAATAATGTTCCCCTGTGATTTTTATACCACAAGGGGTTCCATTAATTTCAGGTTCATATCCTTCTAAACATCGTCTTTTTTGTACTGACCAATACTCGTTATACTGAACAGTACCTTCTATTGCATTTGTATAGGTAGGAGTTAGATGAGTTCCTTCACATGCTTTTACAGAACGATTATATTCATTGGCAGCAGGTGAAAAGACAGAACTATCTTTAAATTTAAGATATTTCCATTGAGTATTACGCACAGGATTCTTCAAAGACATTTCGGAAACACTCTTTCTTACTGACTTTGGTACATCCTGTAGAATTAAATCTTCAGTCCATTCTATTGCTACCTGTTCGTTAATCATTTAATATATTGGAAGGTCTTACTCCACCTTTTATTTTTCTAGTTGTTTCTAATTCTTTCTCTGAAATCTCTTTCAATTTCATATACGATTGTGCATACTTTTCGTACTTCTCTATTGTTGCACCTATTTGATTCATCTCACGTGCATCTGCTGCTTCCATTCCTTCAAGACTTTTATTCAATTTATCAATAGCAATTGATACAGAATTAAAAGCTCTTGTAATAGGAGTTTCAATAAGTTTTTTATATTTCTCAACAGCTTCTTTTACTTCTTTAGAAGGTTTCCATTTTTTATCTGAGATATAATCTGCAATAATAGTAGATTCTCTTAAAGACGCATCCAATTTAGCATAGACAGATTTAGGTTCAGACATATGATATATGTAAATCAATTCCTGTGTTGCTTTATGTTTTTCCTGTGTAACATCTGCATCCCAGATAGCTCTCATTTCAGGTATAAATAAACCTTCAGGAGTTATTCTTGGTATGTTATTCTTTATATCAAATATCATTTAAATCTATTACTATATTATTTATTTTCTTAAATTCTTCCCATTTCTCTTTGTTCATTAAATTAGGATATCTTTTTCCATCACATGCTTTATCTGCAAACCATTTATTAGGTACAGGACAAGTACATGCTTGACAGTGTCCCATTTTTTCACAATATTTACACAAGGAAGCTCTGTAAAAGATTTGTACTTGATTATGTAAAGAAGTTTTTAAAAAAGGTATTCCAAATTTATTTCCTAATTTATTGGCAAACATTCTTGAATTGCCTTGAAAAAATTGTTTAATGTTGTTTAACGTAATCTCCGCCATTATATAATTTTAATATTTTATTTGATAAGTTTTCTTGTATATTTGTATAAAATTCTTCAGAGTCTGTTGAATAAACAGCTCCAATATAATTGCCTATACCATAAACAAGATGTTGCATTTCATGATTAAATAAAGTTATATCTTCAAATTTTTTAGAATTAAAATCTTTTATAATGATAAGTTGTATTGGACCTGATTCTATTGAGTATCCTCTATCTTCATCTAAATTTAATTCATCTATTTTTTTTATTAAACTTAATGAAC